TACATCCAGAAGGCATTCCACCTATACATTGAAACATAGTTTGTCCAGATACTTGAATGCGACTATAGATCGTTTTGAAAATCGCAGAAATTTCATTAGTCATATAGGGATTTGCCAAACATAACATTTTTGCAAGTGACTCAAACACACTGGCCGGGAGAGTTTTATCCCATCGTTTATAATCACCAGTAAATAAGTGTCCTTTACTGTTCAACTTGCAATAAATATCATGAAAGTCACTCATAGCATTAGTTCCAACGCCACATGTTGGGTCATCTTTAGTTGCTTTCGCAGTAAAATAACCCATTACATAGCGTTCCAACATAACACCGAGTAAATCCTGTGCACAAAAGGTGCGTCCCATATAAACTTTTGAAATTTTAAGTTTTTCCATTTTGCAAAGCTCTAAGTATGCAATAAATGGCATTTTCCCATTATTGAGCAAATCTTTACCATTATTATACATCGTTTGTACATAGTTACTTGCTTCATTATCTTGCCAACTATATTGGCCATCTTCTGACAGTGATAATACGTCAGATTTTAAGTTTACTCGATATAAATATTGCATAGTAAACCCAATTGATTTAGATAACTGCATTCCTTGTAAATACGACCCATAACAATGATCTTTAGCAAATCCACTCAACACTTGTTTATCCGTCAACAGCCTCAATTGCGAGTAGAATTGATTAATTTTCGTTTGAAATTCCGTATCAACTAAATTTCTCAAAGCATAGTCCATGGTATATTCCTTATGGGCCCACTGTACACTTTGAGTGATACGAGCGTTTGGTATTCCAAAACGATCATTAATCATATTAGCTATTTGTTCCTCGCTAGCACAAGATGTTGCTGTGCTAAAGGGCATCTTCTCTACGGGAAAAATGCTACTAACTGCATCAGTGCACAAAGTTGGTACATATTTCTTTTTCGGCATTCTACTCATACTGGAACGGAAAGTTCCCATCAGTTTGACAGTCTCATTGTTGTCAACGTTTTCAAATGGAATATCAGGAGACACGACAGCCATATTTTTCTTTGTTTTGTCGAGTAAATTCTTAATGTCCTCCGATACATAGGTCTCCATACCATTAGGTAACGGGTATGGCTTATATTCCATTATTTCTTTTTGAACCACTATTTTCTTATAGCCATCCAAAATAACGTCCGGTGCATTCGTGTAAACGAGTTTTAGTGCAACATATCGATCATCGCAATCGGATATAGTTGCTCTAAAATCGCCCCACCGCATTCTTGCTAACAATGTGCTATCTAATGATGATAACAATACTTTTCCTTCCATGACCAACACTACGGCATCGGGATTAGCTAAACCATACTCATTCTCAATCTTTAAGTTTGCAAATGTACTCAAAGTGTAAACAGGTGTTAAATTGTTCACATCTTTAATATATTTGACACCATGCAAAAATTGAGTATGAGAATGTTCAACAGATCCCATAGCCGTCAGTCCTGAATTTTTAATGATAGTTCCTTCAAACTGTGGCCTAGTTTTCCTGTACAACTCAATCTCATCTACAAAGGATTGTGCGTTAGAATCGTGAAATTCTCCCCACACAATTTCATGTAAATCGGCTTTCGGAGTTGTAGATGGCCTAATTTCCATACGATCACTATCAAATTCACAACAAACACTTTCCATTTTCATATTAGTAGCATACCACCTGGCAAAGTCCTTCTGGAAAATTGCAGAATACACGCTTTTAGATGTTTGATTAACGTGTGATCCAAATGAATGAATACCTGCAATTTTGTTCGTACAATTCAAATCCTTGTCGCTGATGAAATACGGCAGTCCACAATCACCTGCAGTTGTTAGCTTGATATTACTCACTCCAAAATAGGTTTGACCCAACTTCGAAGCAAATATACCATCCACAGTTCTGCCTGATGATTTATAATGACTCTCAGCCGCTATAAATTCTTCAACTTTCCCTGGCGCGAATCGCCTAAATATAACTGACAAGATGGAATCGTCAGCCAATTCTTCAGGGAGGAAGTATTTGGACAAGTCTTTAAATTCTCTTTTTAAACCTGGAATTTGCCATACAGAAATATCTCTGTTCGTTACTTTTTCCAACAATCTGAGCTTGTAAAATTTCCCTTCTAGCTCATCAGCGCCAAC